ATAAATCTTTTAAATGGTGGTGCAGCATCACTAACAGAATTTAATTATGCAGTATCAGATGAATTTGCACAAAATGCTGAATTTTTTAATGACCAGATAGCAGTATTAGCGATTAGATTTGATGGATTTAGAAAACAGCTTACAGATGCATTACTACCTGCATTAAATACTATTGTTGGTGTATTTAGTGAATTATTTAGTGCAGAAAATGATTTTAGTGGATTTTTTAAGGCTATAGAAATAGGTATTAGAGGTATATCTATTGGAATATTTGCAACTGTTAAATTAGTAGATGAAATGATTAGAATTATTGGACAGTTAGCAAAACGTGTACAAGGTTTTGTAGATAGTGTTGTTAAAAGAATACCAAAATGGATGATAGGTTTGTTAGGTGGTGCTGGTGAAGGTTTAAAAAATATTGGTAGTGGCATAAAAGATACAGTAACTTCTGGAATGAGTAGTGTTTTTGGTGAAGATTTTACAGCAGGTTTTACAGAAAGATTTACTGAGAGTTTTAATAAAATACAAGAATTATTTAGTGGTTCAACAAACGCACCTGCAAGTTATTTTGAAAAAATAAATGAAGAAGCAAGTAAAGCAGGTGAAACAATAGAAAAAAGTTTTGGTCAAACAATGCGTGATAAGCTAAAAACTTTTGGTGATAGCATAAAAACCCTAAAAGAATCTATGGCAGATGTTGTTGTAAAAGGTATTAAAGGTATGGAAGATGCACTTGTTAATTTTGTTACTACAGGAAAACTAAGTTTTAAAGATTTAACAAGATCAATAATAGCTGATATGGCACGTATAGCAATACAACAATCAATAACAAAACCACTTACAAATTTTATAGGTGGATTATTTAAAAATGCCAAAGGTAACGTATTTAACGAACAAGGTTTAGTAAGTGCATATGCAAAAGGTGGTGTTGTAGATAAACCTACATTTTTTAGGTATGGAGGTGCGGGTAAACTTGGCATTTTAGGTGAGCAAGGTGCGGAGGCGATTTTACCTCTTTCTAGAGGTAGTAATGGTAAATTAGGTGTACAGGCATCAGGTGGTACTGGTACTGTAATAAATGTATCTGTAGACGCATCACAAACAGATGTAAGTGGTAATGCTAATGAAGGTAATCAACTTGGACAAGCTATTGCAAATGCAGTACAAAATGAATTATTAATACAACAAAGACCAGGTGGTTTATTATCCGCTGCATAAATTATGGCTACTTTTCCTTCTATAGAACCTAGTTATGGTTTTACAAAATCACAAACACCACTAAAACAGGTTGTAAAATTAGGTGATGGCTATGAACAGCGTCTAACTATTGGTTTAAATCAAAATCCTTTTACGTTATCTGTTGCTTTTAATAATATTACTGAAGCTGATGCAGATACTATAGAAACTTTTTTGACAGCAAGAGCAGATGATAATGATGCATTTGATTTTACTGCACCTGGTGAAACAACTAGTAAAAAGTATATTTGTGATAGTCACAGAAAAATTATTAGAACACCTAATAGAGCTAATATTACTTGTGAATTTAGAGAAGTTTTTGAACCATAAATGGCTATACCTATATCTGAACTACAAAAAATAAATCCAAATTCTATTATTGAATTATTTGAATTACAGTTAGTAGAAGGTTTACATTATGCAACTGGCAATCCTTCTAATGTACCTACTATTTATAGATTTCATTCTGGTGTAAATCTTAATAGTAATAGTGACATAATATGGCAAACAAATACATATAAAAGATTTCCAATAGAAGCTACAGGTTTTGAGTATTCTGGTACTGGTCAAATACCTAGACCAAAATTAATAATGTCAAATTTAGGTGGTATTACCAGACTTGGTACAGTAATAAGGGTAACAGATTTGCTTTTATCTGTTAATTTAATAACAGCAAGAAATGATTTATTAAAAGCACAATTAACAAGAATAACAACCACTGCTGATAATTTAGATGCAGCTAATTTTAGTGGTGGTACAAATCCTTATGGAACGCCTAGTAGTGATGAATGTCCACAGGAGATATATGAAATTGATAGAAAAGTACAGGAAACAAGAGCTACAGTAGAGTTTGAACTAGTTGGTAAAAATGACTTACAACACGTAAAAATACCATTAAGGCAAGTCACTAGAAAAGATTTTCCTGGTGTTGGTACTTTTGTAAATTAGTTATGAATGAACAATGTAAACAAGCAGCTATAACTCATGCTAAAGAATGTGTACCTAATGAATGTTGTGGTCTATTTTTAGAAACAGCTAGTGGTTATGAATATTTTAGATGTAAAAATGTATCACATGAAATAAAAGCAGAATCATTTATTATAGATCCTTGTGATTATGCAGATGGTGAGGATAAAGGTAAGGTAGTCGGCATTGTGCATTCACATCCACAGAATGTATTAAAATTTTCAAAACAAGACAAATTGAGTTGTAAATCAATAGGTGTACCTTTTTATCTTGTTTGTCCAGATTTAGATAAAATGATAGTAATACAACCTAGTGAAGTAGATGCTTAAAAAAATAACTGTTTATGGAAAACTTAGGAGATTTTTAGGACAATCTACATTTGAAGCAGATGTAAGTTCTGTGAGAGAAGCATATAGTTTTTTATTATGTAATTTTAAAGGTATTGAAGAACATATGCGTGAACAATTATATGTTATAAAAATAGGCACAAAAGTTATTACATCTGATTTGTTAAATATGCAAACAGAAAAAGAAATAAAAATTATACCTGTTGTGCATGGTAATTTTATAACTTTTGTAGTTGGTTTAGCTTTAAAATATGGTGCAAAAAAATATATTACAAGTAAGATTTTGAGCACTGTTGTAAGTTATGTTGCTACAAGTTTAATTTTAAAAGGTGCTAATGATATACTTTCACCTCAACAAGACACACGTAATCCTGTTAGTAGTCAAGATAGTTTAGATCCATCTGCATTAGCATCAAACTATTCTTTTACAGGGCTTACTAATATTAGCAATGCAGGTGTTCCAGTTAATATTGCATATGGTGAGATTTTAGTTGGCTCTATTGTGGTATCGAATGGAGTTGATACAGTTCAAGTAGAGGGTACAAACTAATGTCAATAAAAGAATTTGACCAAAGCACTACATTTAATAATCCTGATTTACCTAGTGGTGCATTATCTTCTAAGCAATTTAATACGATAGTAGAATGTATCTCAGAAGGTCAGGTCGAGGGGAGTGCAACAGCATCTAGAGAAGGTATAACGGATCAAACATCTACTGCATATCTAAACGCATTTAAAAAAGACACTTATCTAAATGGCACACAGATACTACAACAGGCAGCTAGTAATTCAGCACCTAATGACAGTGATTTTAATTTCAAAGATGTAGGGTTTGAATTTAGAACAGGTACAGCAAATCAAACATTTATAGCAGGTATTAAAAATATTGAAACAGAAGTTGATATAGGTACAACAGTAACAACAGGTATACCTGTAACTCATACAGTAAGTTCAAGTAATATTAATGCTGTTCGAGTAACTTTAAGATTTCCTTCTATGCAGAAGTTTGAAGATAATGGTGATATAAATGGTGTGGAAGTAAATTTATTGATAAAAACAATAGAAAATGATGGTACAACAACAACAGTTATCGATGACACAGTAAAAGGTAGATCAACAAATGCATATTTTAGGGATTATTTGATAAATTTAAAATCTACTACATCTTTTCCTGTACAGATAAGAGTAGAAAGAGTGACAGCAGATAGTACACAAAATAATTTAATTAATGCATTTGCTTTTTCTTCTGCTACTAATATTATTTTTGAACAAAATGCTTATCCTAATACAGCCCATGTTGCACTAAGGTTTAACGCAGAACAATTTCCACGTATACCATCAAGAGTATACAAAATAAGAGGAATAAAGGTAAAAATACCAGTAAATGCAACTGTAAGTTCTACAGACGGATCAATTACATATACAGGTACTTGGAATGGTACTTTTAAAACAGATAAAGCATGGACTTCTGACCCTGCATGGATATTATATGATTTGCTTATAAATGATCGCTATGGCTGTAATCTTGCAGAATCTACAATTGATAAATATGCTTTTAAAACTGTTAGTGAATACTGTGGAGAACAGGTAGATGATGGCTCTGGTACAGGTTCTACGGAACCTAGATTTAGTTGTAATGTTAATATCACACAATCTAAAGAAGCATACACACTAATAAATGAATTATGCAGTGTAATGAGGGCTATACCTTTTTATGCTGCTGGTGCAATAGAAATATCACAGGATGCACCAAAAACACCTTCTTATTTATTCAATAATGCAAATGTAACAGAAGAGGGTTTTATTTATTTTGGCTCAAGTTTAAAGACAAGGCATACAGTAATAAATGTTTCATATTTAGATATGGTTACACAGGAAATGGATATTGAAACAATAGAAGCTGATGCTACAACACAAACAAAATATGGTGTTGTTGTTAAAAATATAAAAGCATTTGCGTGTACATCAAGAGGGCAGGCTGCAAGATTAGGTAGATGGTTTTTATTTAATGAGCAAAATTCTGGTGAAACTTGTACATTTACAACTACTATTGCTGCTGGAGTGCTTGTAAGACCTGGCGATATTATAGAAATT